AGAGCAGTTATTTCTACTGGTGGTGATTACACACATACATTTGTAGGTAACCAAGGTTCTAATACTGTTTCATATACTCCACAAGCATCACACACATTTGTATCTTGTGATCCTGGAGCAGTTAAGCATCAATTGACAATACATAATTTCGCACAAACAACTCCAAATGGAATTAAGGTTCTTAATTACAATACATCTGATTGTACTGATGTACAAACAACTATAGAGAACTTAATTAGTATTGTTACAGATACGTTAGATGCTGCAATACAGAATCCACCTCTTGATTATCTTGGTAGTCTTGTTAAGTATTCACCTCCACACGAATTCCTTGGTGGTAGAATATATTCATACTATGAAGAAGAGTTCCCAATTAATTGGCATGATGGTACAGAAGATATCATGTTTACTAATCAGATTGGTCCTGCAGGTAAGTATAGATTTATAGATGCTGCTAATTTAGTTCAGTTAAATGCTGGTCCTATTGTTGATAAAGCATCTCATGATATGTTAGAGCGTTATCCAGATCTTGCTTTGGATATGCCTAGAAACTTTGATGGAAGTGGTGCTGGTACATTACAGTGTAAGACTGACCTAGCATTAATCCTCCAAGAGTTTATTAAAGATCTTAGAGATGGTGGTAATTTTAATACTGTGAATGTTGCTAAGAGATATCTTGGTACTAATGATATTCTACTACATATTCGCTTACAAGTATTCCAGTCTGCTTATGCTCATGAGCGTCTTGCATACTATATGAAGCAAGCAGTTAATGGTGATCTAACAACAGGTAATACTGATAAGATTATTGTTGGTGCTTGGGGAATTACACAATCTAATTCTCAATCATTTACTCCAACTGGAGCAACTTATGAGCCAACAACAGGTGAATTAGAGATAACTATTGGTTCTCATAGTCTGGTTAAAGGTAGAATGATAAGTATCGCAACTGAGGGATTAACATTCCGTTGTCTTGAAGATAGTAATGGTAGTGATCACCCATATCCTAGAACTACAGACCCTGTATTTAATAAGAATATTGAGATTATTGATGTAACAGCGACTACAATTACTGTTAATGTTGGAATTTCTTCTAACACCACATTACACACATTCCAATCTGCTGTTGCTGATGCGATAACTGCTCCTGGAGATTGTGCAAACGTTACTACTGCTATTGATAACTTAGTAACTATTGCAAATGATATTATTGCTCCTACAAATGCTGATTTTGCAATCGCTGCTGATAGACTTTACTTTAATAGAAGTGGAATTGCTGAAGAGATTACCAATTTAACAAGAGCAGAGTTTACTTACATGCTGGATACTTCTCAGCAGTTTGCTTTCTCTTATCCAGAACCAGGTGGAGAAGGTACATGTCAGAGAGATTTGAAACTTATTATATTGGGTATAATTTCTGACTTACAGACTGGTGGTAATAATAGTACCGTTGCTGCAATGGAATACTATTTGTCTTCTCAGATGCAAATCATTAATGTTGAAGATGAGCTTTTAGCAACAGTTTATGCTATAGAGCAATTAGGATTCTTATGTGAGCATGCTGCTAAAGGTGAGTTAAGAATTAGAAACAGTGGTGCACTTGCTCCTCTTTATGCTTATCAGTATGCATTTGACGATCCATATACTGATAGTGAAACACCTACTGATATGACAGTAGTTGGAACTAGGATTAAAGAATTAGTTAATACTGCAATTAATCTCATTGTTCCAGGTAAGAGACCTATGAGAGGTGCTGCTAAGAACCTCATTTATAATAGAGGATATTATAAGGAAGAAATTAATACTCTAGTTAATGCACAGTTTGGTCTTAATACCTGGCAATATAATGATTGGGTTGATAGTATTATCACCAATATGAGTCATGATTTATTAACTACCGATATCAGTGATTCTTCTATTGCTCATAATATAACAATTGAAAGTGTTATTGGAAGATTTGAAGTTGGTGAATTAATTACTTCTGACAAGGGATCTGCTAAGGTTCTAGAATATAATTCAGACACTAAATTCTTAGTTGTTGGTGAATTTGTAGGAACTCCTTGGATATCTAATACTTCATTAACTGGAACAAAATCTAATGCATTAGCAACTGTTTCCGTAAATGGTGTCGGTACTAGTTACACTTGGTTTAATGCACCAGGTAACGTAAGGACAATAGCTTTTGCTAGAAATATTACATCAAATATAACTGGTCAAGTTTCTGGTATTAACTTATTTGCTAATCCAGAATTGTTCGTACCTAATTGGACAGGTACTGGAGTTGGATTTAGTGATAACTTTACAGAAGCACCAGATAACAGTACTACTGCTTCTAAGTTAATTTCTTCTAGTGCTGGTGGTGAGCATACTGTTGATAGAGTATACGACTTAACTGCATATGATACATGGGATGATGGTAATATTACATTTGATGATACTACAAATAGCTTTGATGAAGGTGGAGCAGGAACTGGTGGTGATGATCAGCAATATACATTCTCATGCTTCTTTAAGAAGGCAGAATACGAGCAAATAAGATTCCATATCATACTTGATGATGGAACTGCTGGAGAACAAAGTGTATTCTTTGATCTTAATATGAATACTGGTAACACAGGTACTCTGTTTATACCTCAAGCTGGTATATCGGGTGATGCTTATGGTGCTGTTCCTTATGGTGGCGGTTGGTATAGAGCATATGTTACAACAACATTCTCATTTGGATTCTCAGAACTTAAGGCTAGAATTAACGTATCAAATGAAAATAATCAGTTGTCATATACTGGTGATGGAACTAAGGGTGTTTATGCTTGGGGTGCAAAACTTTCTAAGGGTACATTAGATCCATATACTTCTGCTAGTGGTGGAATATTCTATGCTGATGGTGAGTTTAATATTAAGAGATATGCATTAGCTAGATTAGAAGAATATATTATTCAGGCAATGACTGATGGTCTTACAAGTCCATCTCCTGAGGCTGGATATTTAAAATTCTTCTCTGCTGAGGCTGCTGGATACTATGATATTAGATCTGTAAGTAGAGTTATACGAGATAATCTTAAATTGATTAGTGAGCAATTAGCAGTTGATACTTATTATACTACTGTTACAGTTAACAATGGAATTACAATTCCTACTTACACATATGGTACTAGAGAATTGCCAGTTGGATTGGGTGGCGGATTAAAATCATCAGATTATCTATATGGTACTGCTAGTGACAGTTATGCTGAATTAGAAACTCTTATTCCTAATAAGGGTGAGATTGTTAAGATCTATCAGAGATTACGTTTTGATGGTGATGTAGTTGATGGTCCTTGGGTCATGAACGAAACTGTTTCTAAGAATGGTGATCCATCAGTTACTGGTGTTATATACGGAGTTCATTCAGATGAGAACTTTAATTACTTAGATATTGAAGTTACTGGTAATCCTTGGGCTATTACTGACTATGTTGTTGGTTCTACAAATAACACAACAGCACAGGTTAGTTTGATAGAGGATCGTATACAGATTATTGATCTTGATGGTGAGTTTGACGCAACTGTACCGTTTAAAGGATATACAAGTGGTGCTTCTGCTACACCTACAGACTTCCTTAGAAATGAAGCTGCTATTCTTGATAATACTGGCGGTACTTTAACAGTTGATACTGAAACTCTTGTTGGTGCATTTGAACAAACTTCTGTTGTTTATCCAGAAACTTCTAGACAATTTATTACTGTAAGTAAGTACAATGGTTTAGATATTGGTGTTGGTGACAGAATAGCATCAAATGGATACGTAAGAATTGGTATTTCTATTATTAGTGATTTGAGTCAATTTACTGTTGGTAACAGACTTTATAAAGTTATTGGTGGTGTTGCTGATCAAAATAATTATGGAATTATTACTGAGGTTGATATAGATAACAACTTCCTTTATATCGCTGATTTCCAAGGAGATATAATTACAAATGGTGATCTCGTAGGTGATTATGGTCTTGGTGGTAACTTCCCTGTAGGTTACGCATCAGTAATTACTAGAGTTGTAACTCCTGGTGCTGGTGCTGCATTAGTACAAGACATACGTCCAGATGGTCAATACAAGAGATTGTATTTAAGTGACATTACAGGAACATTTGATCTTAAAGACTCTGTTATTGGACCTGGAGATTATAAGGCAGCAGTTCAAAATAAAGTTGATCTTAAAGCACGTGTTAAGAGAGCGTTTAAGGGATTTGATGGTATTCAAGATACATTCAATCTAACGATTGATAATGGTGTTAATTACCTTCCAGATCCAGAAGGACATCTTCTTGTATACATCAATGGTATTCTACAACCTCCAGGTGGTACTAACGCATATACAGCGTTCTCTAATCAGATTCAATTCACAGAACCACCAGAACTAGGTGCATCCTTCACAGGATTCTACGTAGGTAAGTTGAGACAGTTGGATGATATTTCATTCGAGTTCGACTCCTTACGTCAGTCATTTAACCTCAAACGTAATGATGTATTCTACTCATTAACACTAACAGAAGGTGTTCAATCTTCTACCATACGTCCAGAAAATAACATCATCGTTTCACTAAATGGTGTTGTTCAGGAACCAGGCGTAGGTTTCGAGATTGTTGGTTCTAGAATTATCTTCTCTGAAATTCCTCGTGTGGGATCAACATTCGTTGCCTTCTCCTACGTTGGTTCTGAGGCAGACGTTGATGCTGCTGAAGTTGTTCCACCTATCGAACCTGGTGACTTTATTGACATCCAAGGTGAGACCGCAGACAGAGAGGTTGCTGTTATTGAGTCTTCAAACTCTCTAATTACTTTCGACTATCTTGGATCTGTATTTGGACAAGATGCTAAAGCAACTGCAATTTTAACTTCTGGATTCATCAATGATGTTCAGGTAACATCTGGTGGTTCTGGATATACAACTAGACCGAATGTTAGAATCGATTCTATATCTGGATTTGATGGAAACATCAGAGCATTGATCGGGGTTGCAGGTGTTGAAATGAATAATGCTGGATCTGGATATAAGGATCCAAAAGTTGAAGTTGAAACAACTGTTCCTCTTGATTGGAACGCACCTGATCTTAGCCTATACGGTGAAGAAGAGGTAGACCCCGAAACACCATAAATAACTAAAAAATGTAGCGAGTAATGGCCAAACAATCACTAAATCTTGGTACGGTAGCTAATGATAACACAGGGGATACCCTGCGTGGTGGAGGCGACAAGATAAACGATAATTTTAATGAAATATATTCTGCTATTGGTAATGGTACTAATATAACTGTTGATGTTACTAACCCTGCAGTAGGGCAAGTATTAAGGTACAATGGATCTCAATTCGCTCCATCTGACTATGCTAATTTAACATCATCATTAGACGTTAATGGTAACTCTATAGTTTCTTCTAGTAATGGTAATATTAATATTGCTGCAAATGGTACTGGTAATTTAACTATTGGTGTTGGTGGTATTACTAATACTTTTGCAGGTGTGGATGGTGTTATTGATATGCCAACCAAAGTTAAGTATAAGAATGAATATTCCGCATTAGGAAATGCACCTTCTGCTGCATCTTACGGAGGTTATTTTTTCACTGTTGATGGTGATGATAATCCTTATGTGAATATTAATATTACTACTGGTGGTGTTGGGGATGTTAGAGCAAAGATAGCAACTGAATATTCTAGTATTGATTTATTAGGGGATGTAGATACAACAACTGCTGCTCCTACAAATTTACAAGTTTTAAAATGGAATGCATCAACTAGTAAATGGACTCCTCAAGATGATGAATCTGGTCTTTCATCATTGAATACATGGGCCACCGTTGATGGTGATACTGGATCTACAACAGCAAATGCACAGGCAGATACGTTAACTATTGCTGGTGGAACTAATATAACAACGACAGTTGTTGGTGATACATTAACAGTAGATTTCAGTGGTACTTTAACTACTACGCTATCAGCATTAACTGATACTGATTTGAGTGGAGCAGTTCAAGGTGATTCACTATTCTTTAATGGTACTAATTGGATTGCGACTAGAAGTCCTATTACATGGTGGGAATTGAATGCTAATGGTGCATCAGATTACACATTTACTGGACCTGGATTTGCGTCTGCTACTGCTGATGCAACTCTTTATGTTATGAGGGGTCTGACATATGCTTTTGATAATACTGTCCAAGCAACTGCACACCCATTTAGAATTCAAAGTACTCAAGGTTTAACTGGAACTCCTTATACTAGCGGTCAGACTGGTAGTGGAACTGCAGTTCTTTATTGGACAGTTCCAATGGATGCTCCAAGTACTCTTTATTATCAATGTACACTCCATGCAGCAATGCAAGGAACTATTAACGTAGTTGGTTAATAAGATATGTCAACAAGAACTGTTCCTGGATACGGTGCTGTAATTGAACCCATATTTGATGAAAAATTTGGTGTTCGTGCAATACAAGTAGTTGATGGTGGTAGTGGTTATGATATAACTAATCCTCCAAGATTAACTGTTACTGGTTGTGGTACTCCGACACAGGAAGCACTTCTATATCCAATTATTGATGAGTTATCTGGAAGGATAGTTCATGTTAGAGTTTTAGAAAGAGGTCTTGGATATGATCCTCTTAGATTACAAATAATACCAACACAAGATACACCAACTGTCATACAATCTTTTGATATTAATAGGATATGGCAGTCACATCCCAATTCACCCACAACTGGATTATTCACTGCTAATAGTGATAGATTAAGAATACAGAGTGATAATCATCCAAAACCAACACCCCTTTTAGCAGAAAGAGCTCCTGGTGGTGGGTCTGGTGGTGCTCTTGCTCAGTATACACCTTCAGCAATTAACTACAATCCTACTACTGGTTTAATGGAAATGACCATTGGGAGTCATAGTTATACTACAGGTGATAGCATTAAAATTGGAACTGATTCATTAACATTTACTTGTGCCTTAGATGATCACGGTACAGATCATACATATCCTCGTGCAACTGATCCAGTAGCAGGTGTTGCTATACCAATTCTCTCTACAACATCTACAACTATTACCGTACAAGTATTGGGTGTTGCTCCTGCAACTAATACCAGTGCTCATACCTTTAAGTCTGCTACTTTTGGTGCAGTTACTAGTGGTGGATCATTAGTAGATCGTTCATTTGATCAAACTTATATTTTTAGGGGTGGTAAAGATGCTCCGAATCCTGTTGCTAGAGAAGAGCAAAATAATAAAGCATTAGGTATAATGGCAAATGGAGTTCAACTCCATACTCCAGAATGGGGTCAAGCTGGAAATCCTACTCCTGGATTTTCAATTGATGCAGTTAAACATTCACATATTAAAAGTAACACTTCTTTCGATGCAGTAGTAGATGGTAATACTTATTATTATCAATCATCTAGATTGATTTCTGAGTTTGCTGAACATAATGGTGTGTTTGATTGGGGTAAGATTAGACCTTTTACTTGGAACATCAAAACAGAATTTGATAACTTGATGTTTGAAGTTGGTAATGTTGATGAAACTTTAGGTGTAGTTGAGATAGGTAGAACTATAGATGCTATAGCTACTACTGCTAAAGCAGAAATTGCAAAGATTGTAAGAAATAATTTAGGAACTATAACTCACATCTATGTTAGAAATATAAGTGGGTCTGATGAGTTTGCTGAGAATAATGTTGTTTTAGGATCTACTGGATTTAGTTTTAAAATATTAGAACCACCAACAACGTTAACTAACGGTATTTTTTATATTGAGTTTGGTCCAGATTCTACAGAGTTTGGTCCTTTTGTTGAGGGACAATATTATTTTGCACCAGAAAATATTAAGGTACAGAGAAATTATTTAATTATTTGGAATCAATCAGATTCATCTAATCAACCGTCTGGTCATCATCCTCATGGACATCCTATGCAGTTTAGTACCACACAGGATGGGTTGTTAAATGGTGGTAGTTTGTATTATAAGAGTACAGGAATAACAGAAGCACCATCTACAGATTATGAAAATGAGTTTAAACCTTTATTCATAATGAATGGTGATGAAAATAGTAGAATATATTATTACTGTAAGTATCACAGATATATGTCTGGGTATGAAGGTCATGAAGGATATATGACTTTGGATCTAGAAATAGATGATGATCCTTTACCTAATGATTATTATATTACAGACTATTATCAGAGTAATGAATCTGATCCTTCTACTATAGATTATTCACGGCATGCTGATGGTCATTCTAAGATATTGGGAATGGCATTTGATGGATATCCAATTTATGGACCTTATGGATATGATAGTACTAATACCGTTGCTAGAGAAGTTAGTGGATTTAGATATAGAGTAGGTGATGAATTAGCTGGTGCTAGACCCGATGTAGTTACTGCAGAAACTATAACTTATGCTGTAACAGTTGCTAATGGTGAGTTTAATATTGATGGTAGCACTGTTCCTTTCTTAAGTTTATGGAGAGGAAAAACATATGTATTCCAACAGAATGATTCTAGTAATGATAATGAACAGTTATTAATATCTACTACTGATGATGGGTGGCATGCTGGTACTCCACCAGATACAACATATCTTTTTGAAGGACCAGGTATTACCTATTGGTTAGAAGGATCTGAAGTAACTTATAGTGCTTATATTAGTGGTTTTAATGCTGCTACTGCAAGAGAGATAAGATTTAAAGTACCTGTAAGTGCTCCACTTGCTTTGTATACTTTTGGATATACAACTTCTGGTATTGGTATAAGAACTGTTCAAGATGGATATGTAATTGGAGATTTAGTTCAAGATTATATTTGGGATGCTACTGTTGGTACTTTGGATGAACATAATGGTAAATTCGCTGTTACTCCTGAGTATCCTAATGGAACTTATGCTTACTTCTTAACAGAAGATAGTAATAGTGTTCCAAAGTATCCTTATGCAATTGGTCCAAAATTTTATGGTACTCCACTATTTGAGGGTGATGCAGTTCCTGCTCAAGCAGACACTTTCCCAGCTGGTGCTCAAGGAGATATTGTTTTAAACACAGATGGGACTGTTAGTTATATTAAGATGACCCAGAAGGGTGATAATTATTTTGGTGCTGCAACCGCAAGGATATTAGGTGGAGAGGGTACTGGTGCTACAGGAACACCAACTGTACAGACAGTTACAGGTTTATCATTATTACAAGGTGGAAGAGATTATGCTACACCACCAACACTTATCTTTGAAGGTGGTGGAGGACAAGGTGCTCAAGGTGCTGCTGAAATTGATGTACTTGGTAGAGTTACTAATATTAATATTGTAGATGAAGGTGAATATTATCAGGAACCTCCTTATATTCTTATTAATGGTGGTGGAGGTATTGGTGCTAAAGCTATAGCAAAAGTTGCTCAAGGTGTTATTACTGATATTGAAATTACAGATCCAGGTAGCGGATATATTAATCAACCTAAAGTAATATTCACAAAATTAGTTAACTTAAAACGTAAGTCAAGATCAAGACAGGCATACAATTCTGTTGCTGGTTTCCTCACTGGTCTTGTTAAGGATGTATCAAAATCTGATACCGAATTATATGTCGATTCTACTGATGCTTTCCCTGGTTCTGGTGAATTAATACTTAATAAAGAAACTATTGCATATACTGCTAAATCTAAAGGTAAATTCTCTGGTTTAACTAGAGGAGTTAATTTTAATTTTGATCAGAGAATCGTTCTTGATGCTGGACAGATTGATGGTGAGGGTAATTCGACTTATAAGTTTAATGTTAATGATAGAGTTATTAGAAAAATTGAAAATGAAGGTAATAAGGTTGCAAAGGTATATGACTGGGATCCAACAACTAGAGAATTATTAGTAACATTTGAAGTTGATGAATTAGCATTTATTGATGCTGGAATACCATCAACTGAAGATGCTATTGTTCAATTTGATGCTGGTCTTGCAGCATCTGCTCCAGGTGGATTTAATCCTCATGTTCTTTTAGATGTAGATTCATCTGAAGGTGCATTTATTGTAGCTTTAACAGAACCAATATCTCAAATAATAGATAAAGAATTTGAAGACAACGATGAATTAGATGGTGCTGGAGATGGAATTATAGATCTTGTTAATGCAGGAACTGATTATGAAAATCAAATAAATCTTGATGGTGGTATCCATACTTCATTGTATGGTATTGAAGAAACCCAAGGTGGTCAAAATACAACTCTATTCCAAGTTGGTGATCAGGTTAAAGATGGTAGTTTGCCATTTAAGTATGCTACAGTTAGTGATGCAGGTACTTTAACTGATGGTGTTCCACATACTGCACTTATAAAATTATTCTTAGATCCTAATCTTTCTAATGGATTGAATTTTGGTGTTAACGAAATTGTTACTGGATCTGTTTCTGGTGTTAGAGCAACTGTAGTTTCTTGGGATCCAGTTAATTCTGTACTTATAGTTCAGGATATAACTCCATTCAATACTGGTAATGTTAATGTAGGTATAGGTGGATACTTGTATGAGTTTTCACATGATAGTACCGTGGTTGATTTTATAATTCAAAGTCCAGGTACTAACTATACAGCAGTTCCAACAGTAACAGTTGAGAATGTTGGTGATATACAATGTACAGCAACTGTTAATTTAACATCTGCACAAGACCAAGTTGCTTCATGTACTATTGTCAATGGTGGTTATGGAATTGTGCAATCTGTTGACAATACATATAATACACATCCAACAGTAACTTTCGTTAATGCAATTGGTGATTCCACTGGAGGTGGAGCAGCTGCTCAAGTAGTTCTGGGTGGAGAAGATATAATGGGTAACGGTGGTGCTACTTATAGACTCAGTAGAATTGAGTATTCTGCACAACTCCGTTCGTAATACACATAAATAAACAAGAGGACAATAGTCACTAGGAAATGGCAGCTCTATTAACTGATCAATTTAGAATATTTTCGGCACAGAAATTCATAAAAGCTCTTGAAGGTCCAGATGCGACTCAAAGTGATGATGCTGCTGGAACTTCTCGTGATCGCATATACTTATTCATTGGAAGACCACAAAGTTGGGACAATGAAAACTCACCACCGCAAGCAGTAGATTCTTTTGCAGAATTTTCTGGATCATATGATGATATGATCTCTCTGAAAAGAGTTCTTGCTGCTGATACAGTACAGGTTGCTCGTAGAATTGACTGGGTTTCCCCAGAACAAACTACTGGTGGATTAGGTTTTACCTATGACATGTACAGACATGACTATTCTCCTAGTAGAACTGCTGCCTCTGGTGCTACTAAACTATATGATTCTGATTTTTATGTTGTAAATTCTCAGTATCAAGTTTATAAGTGCATCTATAACGGAACATCTCCTAGCGATCCTAACGGAAAACCCTCTACAGTTGAACCTACTGGTACTAGTACCTCTATTGTTACAACTGGTGATGGTTATCGTTGGAAGTATATGTATACTATTCCAGTTGCATCTGTTCTTAAGTTTTTTAGTAATGACTATATGCCAGTCTTTACTAATGACGCAGTGAAAACGAACGCAGTTGAGGGTGAAATTGACACTATTGTTATTACTGCTGCTGGTGCTGGTTACAACAACGGCACTTACGATAACGTCGCCATTAATGGTGATGGAACTGGCGGTAGGGTTAGTATTGTTGTTGATGGTGGTAAGATCATTTCTGCTACCGTTACTTCTGGTGGTACTGGATATACCTTTGGTAAAATTTCTGTTGATAATATTACTGGTATTGGTACTGGTCAAGGTGGTCAAGTCGATGTGATTATTCCTCCTCCAGGTGGTCATGGAAATGATACTATTGTTGAACTTGGTGCATTCCGAGTTATGATTAATGCCAAACTCTCATATGATGAGGGTGCTGGTGACTTCCCTATTGATAATGATTACCGTCGTATTGGTTTAATCACAAATCCACTCAAGTTTGGTACAACTGAGTTGATTTCTGATTTAACGGTTTCTGCTACTAAAGCAGTTATTTTTGCACCAACATTCCAAGGTAACTATGTTCCTGATGAAATCATCACCCAGACACGTGTTGTTGGTGGTACAAATGTTACCTCTCGTGCAAGAGTTATTTCATGGAATGCTACAACTAAAGTTCTGAAATATTATCAGAATGCTGTTGATGGTATTTTCCCTGAAGTTACAGGTACTCAAAACGAATTTGATGGATCTAATGTTATTAGTGGATCAACTTCGGGTGCTGCTGGACAACCAGACGTTAACTTCCCTGCTGTACCAAATACTTCTTCTAGAACTATTAACAATACTGAATATGATCTTGGTATGAAATTTAACTCTGGATATGCTAAACCAGAGATTAAGTCAAATAGTGGTCAGGTTGT